ATCTGTCAAATCAGTAATAGATGGTGATGTACTTCCAGCATTAGCAGTAATAACTCCATTACCATCAATAGTAATAGAAGTACCATCAACTTTAACACCACCTAGTACAGTTGTACTAGCAGTAGGTAATGTGTAACTACCTTGAACAGCTGACAAGACACCAGTATTGGCATCAATAGTTAAATTAGCACCTACTTTAATACCACCTAAGTCTGCTGCTGTAGCAATAGGTAATGAATATGCAGGTGGTATAGTAGGTTTATTAAGTATCTCTGCTAAACCTGTTGTAGCATTCCAGTCAGATTTAACTGGAGCAGTACTATTAATAGTTATTCTTTTATTAGCAGAATCCCATGAAACATCTGTTCCAGCACTACCAGTAAATTCTATACTATCTGTAGTACCTGAAGCAGGGACAAGATCTATAAAAGCATTACTACTGGTTGTATTTCTACCAGTAAGATCATAGGTAGTACCTCCACCACCGCCACTTGCCTGTGCAGTGACATCCATTTTCCTGTTGGTACTATCCCAATTAAATGTTATATTCTGGTGTGTACCTGCTGTGAAAATGGCAGCAGCAGCATCCTTAGCATCATCATCATTATAACCACCACTACCAGAAGCACTCTGTCTAAAGGTTAATGTATTTTCATCAGTTCTTTCTACTGCTAATCCACCAGCACCAATAAATGTAATATCATCTGTACCTGCTACATCTCCTGTTCCTGTTAATCTAAACTTAGAAGATGTTCCTGTTCCCTGTTCTGCTGATATAGAATATCCATAAGTAGGTGCATCTAATATTGGGAATGCATCTACCCACTGAGAACTATTAGCATCAGTATAGTAAATCTTAAGTCTACCTTCATTAGTTTTCCACCAAAGATCACCATTATTAGCAGTAGAAGGGGCAGTATCTCCAGTTGAAACACTAAAATTACCACCACCACCACTAGTACCACCACCAGCATTATTGGAAGTATCTACCCATTGTGAAGAAGGACTACCAACTCCATCATCATACCAAATCTTAAGTTGTCCTTCATTAGATTTAAACCACAAGTCACCATTACTAGGACTTGAAGGAGCAGTATCAGCAACAGTTACAGAACTACCACCTCCACCACTACCAGAAACATCAGTATCATTAATCCAATTAGTTCCATTATATTTTAATACCTGCCCATTTGAAGGACTTGTAATAACAACATTAGAAAGACCTTCAATAGTTGTTATGTCTGGAGTAGATTCCCAAGAAGTACCGTTATATTTTAATATATGACCATTAACAACACCAGGAGTAGCAACATCAGATAAGTTTGCTAATGTTCTTGCCGTTAAATCTGTAAAACTACCAGTAGTTGCAACAGTAGCAAGAGTTGGTTTGTTTAAAATAAATGATGCTTTTGCAGAATCTTGCTCTGTCCAATCTGATTTAAACTGTGCTAAGTGCTGTGTAGTTGGTTCGTTAACCCAATTGGTTCCATTCCAACGAATCATTTCGTCAGCCTGTAAATTGGTAAGAACAGGAAGTAGATAACCAACAGAAGCATGGTTACCCCAACCATGTGCTGTGTTCCAATTATTGATCTGTGTTGCTGTAATACCAGCAGCAGCAGAAGCACTGAATACAGGATCTGTTTCTGTAAATGAACTTAAGAATGTGTGTGTCCAATTCTCCCACCTACCAGCACCAGAATTATATTTTAATAACTGATTATTCTGTGTGTTAGTATCAGTAACATTATTAATATCATTTAAAGCATTGATAGTAGTACCACCACTACCTCCAACACCATTTATCCATCTGTTATTAAGTGCATCCCATTTAATAATGTGATCGTTCTGTGGATTAGTAATTAATACATTACCAATGTCATTAAGATCAGTAACACCAGCAAAAGGTTGGTTCTTCCAGACACTACCATCATATTGAAGTACATGAGTATTGACTGGATTGGTTATCGTTACACCAGGAATATCAGTAAGTGTTTCTGTCTTAAGTCTATAAACACTTAAATCTGGTGGAGTATATGTAAACGTACCATTAGCACTACTGTATGCTAAAGAACTAGTACCAGGAGAAGCATTTACAACAGTAAAACTGCTACTAAGTACGTCCGTATCAAGAACCCACTCAGTACCATTATATTTTATTATTTGTGAATTGGTTGCACCAGAAGCAGTAACGTCAACAAGATCATCTAAATTAAAACTATCAATCTGAAGCTTCAGATTATGTACATCAACTGCTAATTCGTTAAGTTCTTGCCTTTGCTGTTCAAAGGTATCAGTTTTTGGGACGTTCCGTAATACCATCAGGATTAACCAATTGCTTTAATAGAGACTTGATCTCACTTAATTCACCTTTTAAATGATCTAATTCATGTTCCATATTCTGAAACTTTAACTTAGACCTCTTATATTTCTCAAAAGAAGACCTATCGGTATTTATGATTGCACCAGAATTCACATCCCTGTAGAGATGATCCTGGTCTTTAACTTTCAAATGATCCATTATGAAGGTTTAGTTGGCCAAACAACATCAGCAGTTGTAGCAGCACCACCAATGTCTCTAAGTGCTTGACGATATGTTTGATATGGAATTTTAATTGAATCTGGTACATCATTACCTTGTGACCAATCAGAATCAACAAGTTCCTTATTTCTATACTCTCTCATCTGAGCCCAAGTATTCTTCTCCTTATACTCTTCAACCAAAGCAGGTGTAAAAATATCAGCACCAGTAACCTCTATTCCTGTCTTTCCGTAATCTGGATGACCCTCTGGAGCAGGTACTACTATAGTGGGATCAAGTACACTAATTTTACCATCACCACATGGTATAGGGTGATGAAACCACTCTGGTCTATATTGAAATGCCATATTTATTCCTCCTTACAATAATACGTATTCATCATTACCCATGTTATTAGGATCTTCTCCATATTGAGATGACATACATTCCATAACAATAATTGCGTAAGTGTAATTTGGAATATTTATCTGTACATCAACAAAGGAGCATGAGCCGTTTCCAGGAGAATTGTTAGATGGAGTAGTAATAGATATCAAATTAGTTCCACCATAATAATTACTAGTAGCACCACTATTATGACTTTCATCTAATCTAATGATTGAATAAGAATCATTAGTACCATACCCATTTAAGAAGAAAGTTGATTCATGAGAACCACCACCATAATAATGCATTTTAGCAGTAATTTTATATGTTCCCCATCCCCACCAAAATCTCTTTACTCTCATTAAACTATTGGTCGTAACAGAATTGCCAGGTGCATAATGTTGTCTACAATGATATCTAATATTACCAAGTTGCATGGTTGCCCATCCTCTATGATTACCATGAACATATAAATCTGCTTTATTGTTAAGTTGAATTACTGTTTTATTACTAGACCCAACACCAAGATACATGCCTTGTGTATCATTTACCATTATCCTTCCTTGTCTGGCTCCACCACCATCAAAGGCAAGAATTGGTTCAGCACTACCAACAGTATTATCAGCATCGTCTATACACAATGTAGCATTAGCAGTAGAAATATCTGAATCACCCCTAAAATGCCCTTTGTAAACTGGTGTAGCAGTTCCTACACCTAGATACGGTTGAGCAGTATACCCAAGTGTCATTGCAGTAGTACCACCTAACTGCCAGTTATGTTGAGCAGCATACGAATTACTTTCAGTATCCTTTGCATTATAATAAACAGCACCATCATTCTGGTTTCCAGAACTAGGATGTCCTGTTCCTATTTCTAATCCTCTATTACTATTACGTCCAGCACAAAGAGTAAATAGATATTGTACTGTAGCATTTCCAGCAGTTCCATTATGATGTCTAACATCTAAAGATGTAAGACCATTATAGTCTCCACAGTTGACACCAACAAAACCTGTTGAGTTGAGACGCATCACTTCTCTTTCATGATTATGGAACTGTATAGAACCTAAACGATTAGCACCAGCAGTCCAACCACCTCCATTAGGTTTACATTCAATAGAATATGCTTTATCAGGGAAAGAAGTATCATTAGAAGAACCATACCAAGCAATTCTTCCTAAATGATGAGTAGAAATTGCTGTTCCAGCAGTAGCACCAGCTCTTCTATAAAACGCAAGTTCTCTTTGATCTGTGTCAGTTGAACTTAAATTACCTATAGCAATTGATCCCTGAACACCCAACATTGGGACACGCTGATGGAATTGACTTGCTCCATTTCCTTGTCCAAAACGAGCATCATCAATATTAATACCAGTTCTACCATCATTTTTAATGTAAACAAATGGTGAATTTTGAACTTTAAGTATTGCAGAACCAGTTCCAGGAGTATTGAAATCAATTGCAGCAGGAGCATTTGTTCCACTAGGTGTTATTTTTAAAGCTGGATTAGAATCTGGAACCTTTAACTCAAGTTGTCCATTAGAATGGATGCGAAGTCTTTCATCTGTTGCAACATCTAGATCATGACCATCAGCACTAAACCTTGTCATCATTACCAAGTCTGCTCCAGCATGAGGATGTGATCCACCATTTGCATTTGCTATTGCAGCTATTCCTGCTCTTGCTCTACCAATTTGTGTGTCGTGAGGATTGAATGTTATTCCTTGAATAACCTGACCATCTGTCGGGGTAGTTGATGCTTGGAACATAAGTCCATAATCACCCATAGTTCCACCAACAGCCGCAGGAACCGTTTTTATATTTAAACGACCATCTGGATTAAGGAACATTTTAATATTTGTGTCTGCAAGTGTAGAACTTGTAGAATACTCAAATGCCAATTCAGTATTACTAGTATTTGGTCTTATCTTCCATCTATCATCTTGACCAAATCCCAAATTATTCGCATATACACAACCACCAGATGTGATGCGAAGTGCTTCTTGTTCTCCACCAGCTGCACTTGCTTGAGTGTAAAATCTTAAACTAGCATTATCATTTGCACCATCTTGATATGATTGAATAGAAGCCATGCTACTATCCCAATCTGAATTTCCAAAAACTAACTTTCCACACAAACCTGATGTGTTTGTAGATGTTCTTGTTAATTCTAATACAGCACCAGTAGAAAGATTTGATGCTATTACTCCACTTCCTCTGATACAAAGTCTTTCTACATATGCATCTCCAAATGCAGCTTCATTATCTACCGTATAAAATTTAAGTCCAGCATCATAGTCAGCATTGCCTACCCAATCTCCTGCTTTATAAGCACTAATTTTTGCCCCTTTATAACTATTATTAACATTATCAGTAAAGGAAAATTCAATATCGTTAGTCTGTCCAGTTTCACCTGAAGAAGTTTGATCAGTATTAATAAGTTTTAAATGGGTATGAGCTGCGTTTCCAGAACTACCTTGTATAGTAACTAATCCATCTGATCCGATGCGAAGTGACTCTCCACCACCAGTTTTAGTTCCAAATACTATTGGAATTCCTACACTACCATTATTATTTTTTATTTCATATGTGCTACCATCAAAGATATGGTCATAAGCAAGAACACCAGACTTTGATATTCTAAAACTAGAGGAATCTGCACCATATAAAGTTAAAGTTTTACCTCCAGTAGAAGTTCCAACAGATATTTCACCTTCTACCACAAGTCCAGTACTACTAAATGTTGCTTCTAAAGCATTAGTGGTTCCTGTATAGATTCCAACTGAAGAACCTTTAATTCTTAAATCCTTATATGCAGAATTACCTCTATCATAAGAAGTGATCTGTCCAGTATTTGCATCAGGTGCATTAACTTCAACACCCATACCTGTTGCAGGAGTACCAGATCCTGTGAACTGACCGTATGGTCCTTTCAAGAAAGTAGTCGCTTCTACACCAATACTACTTACCCATGCATCATTAGCATCAACAAAGTTCCAAGTTATATCTGTACCAGAATCAATCGTAATACCAGCACCATCGGAATTAGCATCACTAGTACTTCCTTTAGCAATCGTGATGTTTTTATCAGTTACGTCAAGTGTGGCAGTATTGACCGTTGTAGTAGTCCCTGTGACATTTAGGTTGCCACTTATCGTAAGAGTTCCTGCACCACCGTTAGAGTTGATTGTGAAGGCAGCAGGGACTGCTAGAGTACCACCAGTAAAGTCATTACTACCATCATGCTTCAAATAAGTAGATGAAGCACCATCCACAGTTGCTTTTTGACTCCAAAAATCAGCAGCAAGAAGATTTATCTCAGTTCTTTGCTGTTCAAACGTATAATTACTTGCTACACTTCTTTGTGGCATTGGATTGATCCTCTAATTAGTATGATGCTACTGCTCTTAAATCCTGAATCTTAGGAACGTAAGCAGGGTTACGTGACTTCATAATAACTTTCACAGCGAATGATGAAAACTCAGGAAGATCTTCAACGCTATAACTCAACTCCTGATAAGATGATTGCTTCTCAGTGATGCCACTGATAGAGTTCTCTGAGGTAGCAATTGTGTCTTTATCTGGTACACCTGTACTATTGAAGTATACCCATTCAATATCCTCAAAGTTCTCCTGAGATGAAGATTTCTTTATTCTATATAGGAGTCCTATGTTGTTTATATCACTAGTATTAGCAGTGATCTTGACATTGATTCCTGTTGCTGGATTTTGAATAGCAACTTCTTTAGTTACATACTTAGCAATAGTAGAACTATTCTTAGATTTAATATCTGAAATAAAGTCTACACCATCAGTATATGAAACTTTAGATACCTGAATAAATCCTTCTTCTCCAGATGCTTGTCCAGTGTATGATAAGAAATCATCTACACGGAATATATCAGTTGCCTGTGAACCAACAACTGAATTTCTAGCAAAACTTCCAGCAGTAGATGACTTACTTGTATAATCATCATCAATTGGTTGTTTATCATTAGTAACAGTTAATTTACCTGCTTTACTATCCCAAAGAACAATAGCAGCATCAATTGTATTATCATAGGTATTTGCAAATCCATCTGGACTTCTACCAGTTACTTTACTTACTGCTGTTGTATTTGGGAATGATGGAACTACTTTTGTTATAGAAGCATTATTAACAGTTACTTTATTAGTACCATTATCATTTAATGCAGTCTGAGTAGTAAATTTCAATGTCTCTCCAGCTTGGAATGTATTGGTTGTTTTTACAACTACAGTTACTTCATTTCCATTCACCTTAACAATTTTACCAGAAGCATTACTCGTAACACCAGTAACTGTATCTAATCCTTGTACATTAGATCCTGGTGTGGTAATAGCAGTTCCACTGTGTGTATTAGTAACAGTAAATTCATATACAGGATAAAATTCAAGAATTTGATCTCTACGTCCAAATCTATCTTCTTGTCCAGCAGCATATTCAACTCTATTTGAAATAGTCTTAAGTGATGCTCTAGAGAGATCAACTAACGGTGAAAGATGAGAAACAGTACTTGAAATATCAAGTTTATATGTTAAGGATCTATCAATACTATTAACAGATTCATTAATAGTTGATGCAAGAATCTTTTGATTAATAAAGAAGAAATCTTCATTTAAGAAAGTTTTCTCATAATTAGTCTGTGAATAAGAAGTAAATGTACCAACATTATCATCAATAGGAGAAACATTAGTTGTTTTAACTGAACTATCAACCTTAGTCTGTGTAAATGATAGATTTGGAACTATAGCATGAAGCTTTTCAAACTTTCTATTATATGATGCTAATACTGTTCCACCACCAGTTGAAGTTGAAGATGCTCTACTTGAAGATGTTATAGTATAATAATCAACACCTGTATTATTAACTTTAAATAACTCTGAATTTAATTGTATTGCTGTTACACCACCAACATCAGATGCACCTTTAAAGAATACATATGATTTTCCATCAGGATCAAATCCATTATCAGAATGATTTACTTTAACATTAAAGTTGTTGTTTTTAAATAGAGACGATGTT